ATCAATGTCAGATTCGTAAAAGATTGAATTTTCCCCTACTTCACCTCCGGAAAGATTTGTAAACATCGTTCCGACCATGCCGGATGCAGCACCGCTGTAATTGTACCGAAGCTCCGACGATGCTCTCACCGTCCCTACGTATTGCATATAAAGCGGAGAAATTTTTTCTTTTGCAAATATTATTCCCAGCATTTCAACCTGTTCGCATTGCTTCGTCTCACTCGCAATTTCATCCCATGTCCAATATGTCTCCGTCGTGTATGTCGTTTCTCCGTTTACCGTATGCGGAACCATTCTTGTGTGCATCGTATACTGTTCCGTAGTCTGGCTGATCTCTATATACTCCCCATCAACGCCCGGATATCCTACAGGGTCAACAGCGGTAAGTTCTCCAAACACAAGTGCGTTTCCTATGTGTGTTCGCATCCCATACTCAAACGACTCTGCGCGTTCTATCCGTACCGCCTTGCTGTATTCAGTGCGTTTGCTGTCGGAGTAATTATCAATCTGCCCAGAGATAAAAAATCCTATGCTTGCCATAATTCCGACTATGGCTATGCTTGCAACGACTTCTCTCTTTGTGATCTCAATCCCCAGCACGTCCATAGCGATCACTCCTCAAAGAGCTTTTGCGGCGCATCCTTCGGAGCCGAATAGTCAAGATACTTAAAATTTATTCGCTCGTATCCAAGGATTCCAAGAAATATGCTGTTCGGGAATGCCCTCGTGTGCCTGTTGTATTCGCGAACCGCCTTGTTGTAATTCTCCCTGTACCCCGCAATAAGGTTTTCAGTGATGGAAAGCTCGTTCATAAGTTCCTTGTAGTTCTCGTTCGCCTTTAGCTCCGGATATGCTTCTGCTACAGCTGATATCGCCATAACCGCGCCGTCTATTCCACCGGAATCCCCTCTCTTTTCAACAATTTCATTCAAAACGCTTGCTTCGTGTGCATCGTAGTGTTTCACACTGTCCACAAGGTTATAAACAAGATCGACTCTTCGCTTCTCCTGAATGTTTATGTCTGATTCAGCAGTGCTCACCTGTTCCTCAAGCGAAAACGCCCTGTTTCTGCAACTCTGCGTCCAAACTACAAACAACGCCAAAACTGCAACTACGCTTGTTGTAACAATCAACCACAACTTTCTGTCCTTCATTTTCTTTTCTCCTTAAAGTCCTAACTCTTCGAGAGTGTATCCGCGATCAAGTTCCATCCCCTGATACATTGTGTTGGGGCCAAATTCGGGAAGGTAAATATCATCACCCTTTATCGTGATAGAAAGATGTTCTTTCTTTCCCATATTGAAACTCATCTTCGCGATATGAATCACCCTATCTCTCCACGGCTTAATCACCGCACTAAGATATCGCTTCTCTACCTTGTCCAGAATTTCAACCTTTGAACCATCAACCTTCGCAAGCCGATCAAGGCCACTTTCATCGAAGACCAGAGCGTTAAAGCCCTTTACCTTAAACATCCCAGGATCAACCTCTTTTTCCAGTTCGATTACGAACCTGTCTCCTGTCTTATACTTGCTCATCTATGCTCCTCTCTGTTATCCTTTGTGCAGTTCCATCCATCTGAGTTGAAGCTGGTTAAATACTGCCACTCCGATCTCTATTGCAAACTGACTGTTTCCGTACTTCTCACAAACCTGATTGATCTCTGCAAAGGCACTGTCAGCCTGTGATTGGTCGGTATCGTTATAGTGATTCTTAAGTATCAACCAAAACTCTTTTTGGATAGAAAACTCATTATGTTGAAAGATATTGTTACTATTCTTATTATTCATCTCCTGTCCCACTAATAATTAACACTGCCCCGCTGTTGTGTTGAATAGCCCCACAATGTTTTTGCTGGCGGGGCAGCGAAAAACCTAGTGTTTATAAGGCTTTCCGTGGTGTTGCCCCACTTGCCCCAGTATTTTTTACATTCCCTATAGGACTATAAAAAATGAAAATGATTGTTAAATCTTAAACACATATTTTCATTTTTTCATTTTCCTTATATATTGCTTATTTTCCGATGGGGCAGAGCGGGGCAGTGGGGCGGGACGTTAGTCAAACGGCAATTCGTCTTGTTCATAATCAATAAATTCCTCACTTTCATTTTGTTCATATTGCTCATTTTCATTATTCAACCTCAAAATGTATGTTCTGTATCTCTTGCCCGCAATCATTGTTTTACTTTGAAGGCGCTTTTTATCGCTATCGCATCGAAGTAAGTTGTTGGCACCTGCCCAGCGTACAAACTGCCGGGAATTGAAGTTATAAAACCTTCCCAATTCTTCTAATGCCGACGGAATGATTGCAACCGTGTCCTCTGTTGGAAAACTCCCCCAGATAACGCCCGCATAATTGCCATCTTCTCGCGGCTCAAATCGGTTGCGCTGCATATGCACAGCATCCATCACATGGTCGTAGGCTCGCCGCATCTCGGAAACTTCATTTTGTCCCTTGATAAAGTCAACGCACTTGTGCAGATCGAGCCGCACGCCGTCCTGAAAGATTTCCCGCTCCGCAATCTCATCTGCGGTCAGCAGCACGGCTAACGGAATTACCTGCTTTGCCTCTTTGGTTTCCCCCTTTGCCTCTGCGGCGTCTCGAATCTTCTGCTCGTAGCTGTCAACCATTTCTTGAAGGATGTCTTTGCCAAGGGCTTCTACCGCCTCAATGAACGGTTTCCCTCCGTGCCCGTAGTGCTTTAGCAGGATTCCGACCGTCGCATTGCCGTTTTCAAAGATGTCCCCCGGCTCTGTCTCGATGTCCAAAACACGGTTTATGGCGCCGCCCTTCATCGCTGAATCACAGAGCGGGCGCTCGATGTTGGTAAGAATGACATTGTCCCACGTCGCAACATCGCGCATTTCCATGGTTCGCATCAGGCGGCTCTTACCGCGTCCGGCGCAAAGCATGTAGATCAACTCCGGGAAGCGTTCCGGGTCTTTGTCACGGATTTTTGACAGATCGTCTATCATCATCGGGAGATGATTTAGGATTCCAAGCTGCTGTTCCATGGAATTAACAGTGCTGGTGCTCTCAACGATATATTTTCCGGTTCCGGGGTCTGCCCATACGCTGGTAGCAGCCATCAGAGCAACGGTTTTACCCCGACCGCTTTCACCGTACAGGTTGACGATAAACGGCAAGACGTTGAGGAGCGGCAGCAGCACGCTGGCAAAGCTCGCCGCAAGATAAACGGATACTTCTATTCGACCTCGTGCCCGAATGCTTCGCATGAGTCCTAACCACGCGTTGTAATCTCCCTCCTCATGCACAGAATCAAAAACATATTTGAAACTTGGATGTGCGTCAAAAATGATGTCTTTGGCTGAGTATGGCAAAAACTCGTTATCAATCCAGCCAAGCTTTGACGTAGATTCCCGGAGCGGTATCAGGTCGTTGTTAAGGGCTTCATAGTCTGAGAGATATGAGATCATAGCCCTTGCGGTCTCCGATGTGACCGGAAGTCCGTAATCTGACAGGTTCACAATCTTGCTGTTGGACGACATCTCACTCCGGTATGGCATGATGGAGCACACCCGCCCGTCCTTCTTCCAAGTGACCTGCACCTTCTCCCGGTGCGTCTCGCGATTCACCAGCCTTTCAGTCACGATGATAGGATAATGGCTCGCCGTGATGGTTCCAGCAAAGCCTATCGCCCGGACTCCGCTCTCTGTGACAATCCAGCGCCCTGTCCGAGCAAACACAATGTTTCCCGGTTCGAATTCCAGCGACATCGAATTGCTGTTGGCGCTGTCGGGCTCAGTCGCAGCTTTGACAGCTATTTCTTTTCTCATTTCCTTGAGCTGTTTCTCCTGTAAGCGAACCATTTGCTTGAACTTGCTCAGAATTCGCAGCTCTTCGGCTCTCTTTTCCAGCTTGTTAATCAGCAAAAAACGCTGCACTTCGTCTGTCTCTGTATAAACCTCTTCCAACAGCTCTGTGGACATGATCTCTTCCGCAGTTAAATTTTCCGGGTTGGATATGTCCATGGGCCTCACTTCCTTTCTGCCATCAGGTTCAATAGATCTTCAAGCAGGCAATCTGCCTTGTATGCAGTGGCCGCTAAATCATTCTGCGCAACGCACCACTGCTCGGAATATGGCGCAGAAGAATCCAGAGTGCCCTTAATTCCCGCCAGACTATCGCAGACGGACAAATACTCGCCTCGCGCCTTCTCAAGCCGTTTTTCGCGTCTCTCGTGCGCCGTTTGCCTGCGTTTTGCCCGAATCAGAGCAACATCCGACATCCCCGCCCGGCTATCTCCGCCCAGCTTCCGGAAAGCCTCCGCAAAGGAACAGCTCTCCATCTTCTGCACGAAGGTGAAAACATCGCCGTTTGCTCCGCAACCGAAACAGTGGAAGCTATCCGGGTAAATCTTAAGAGACGGGCTTCTGTCTCCCTCGTGGAAGGGGCAGCGGATAAAGTTAGCTCTGTTTGGCTGGAACCCGTACCGCCGCACCACTTCTGCCATGCTGATTGCCTGCTTGATCTCTTCTTTTGTCATGTCACGATCTCTAAAAGCTCTTTGATTCGCCGCCCGGTCTGACGCTTGTTGCAAAACTCGAACTGTACCCCGTAGCGCTCGCACATCGTCTGCATTGACCGGAAAAGCTGCTCTCCGTTGGTCGCCTTCGGGCTTGTCTTCCGGCGGGGATTCTGCCAGAAAAAGACATCTTCAAGCGACCGAATTCCCGGCTCTTCCACCAGAACAATAAGCTTGATTCCGGTTTTTCGGGCTCGCACAAGCTCCGCCCGGAAGCGTTCGTGCTGCTGCGTGACATTGCCGCAGACCTCGAGGAGTCCCTGCTTCCGGTCAACTACAACACGGGGATTATCTAAGTTCATATAGTCTCCGACATAAAGCTTTGAGCAGAAGTGCTGTATTCCCAGTTCATCAAACTGCGCCTCGATTCGCTTGCGTTCGGACTGGTGCTCCCGGCTGTCAATCTGGATCTGCATTACTGCCCCCATTCCTTATCAATTGCCCGATAGAATTTCCGGACCCTTGGAGAGGTGCGGAGGTCTTGAAACTGTAAAATTCCGTTGATGTATAGGTTACTTCCGCGATCCACTCTTGACAGGGCAACGTACATCTGCCCGTTTGCGAAAAATTCCGGATAAAGGTTTACTCCGTTTTTCAGCGTCATGCCCTGCGACTTGTGGATTGTGATTGCCCATGCGAGCTTAAACGGAAACTGCGTCACGCTGCCGGTCTCTTTTTCTGTAATTTCAGTTACAGTTTTGGTCACTGTCTGGCCATCCGGCTCAGTGACAGTCACCTGCTTTTCCTTTGCTACGGGCTCGGATACCGTCCATGTGTGCTTTTTGACAAGCACAACCTTTCCGGTCTCCTCAATTTTTACCTTTACAGTATCTTCATCCAGGCATTCAGTGATTGTTCCAAAGGAGCCATTGAAATAGTCACCCAGCGGACTGTTAATCAACATCATCACCCGCGCACCCTCTTTGAAAGTGAGTGCATATTCGGCATTGGTGGAGGAAATGTCTGCGTCCCCTTTGATGTCTGCCGGAGAGAAAATTTCCTCGCCCGGAAGTCCGGCCAAGCGCTCGTTGTTTCGCTCCTGCGCTGTGCTGTTTTTCCCGCAGAGAATCACGGAGTTTTCTGACACAAACGCATTTTTTGCCGTGTTACAGTCAAACCACTCTACGACAAACGGATCCTCTCCCGTCCTTACTGAGTTAAGGCTTTCTGCGTATGCCTTATCATCCGCTACCCGGTGGATTGTCCGAAGGATTGCGTTACGGAACCCCATGCCGGCCCAGAGCTTTGATTCAAAAGCAAAGAGTTTGTGACCATAAATGCCCTGAAAGATTTTCCTGTCAGCTGTTGTCAGTACTGGCTCAAGTTGGCAGAAATCTCCTACTACAATCAGCTGTGTGTGTACATCCTGCGGCTCACGATTTTGTTTTCTTGCAAGCCGCTCTTCATTTTTCCGTTTCACCTCGTCTGCCATCTGCACAGCTCTTGCCACATGCTCGAAAAGATCGATCCGGCACATGGATATCTCATCAATCACAATGATGTCTGCTGCCTGGATCTCCTTTTTGGCTTTTGCCGGAGGACGAACGATTGATACCTTCTTGAGTCCGAAGGCGCGATGTACTGTGTAAGCCGTGATCGTCTCGATTCTCTGAGCCGCTGCGCCTGTCGGGGCACAGGCGATGATATTTTTTCCTTCATCCTGTGCCCACTCAAGGAAGGCGTTCAGTACAGCTGTTTTACCAGTACCGGCTTTACCTGTCAGAAAAACGTTATCTCCGTTTTTCATGATCTCAAGTGCAGCCTGCTGGTCTTCCGAAAAATTCATCTTTCCTCCTTATCAGTTAAACGGCAGCCCTTCATCATCTGCGCTGTCCGGGATGTCCATAAATCCAGTATCCTTGCTTGTCGGTCTGAGCTGTTCCTGCTCAGCGTCGCTTAAGAACTTCTCGTTCGGAATTTTATCCGGGTCAACCTTGCCGTCTGTGACGAACCAGCGGAGTTTTGTTCTAACCTTTTCTTCTCCCTGATAAACTTCATGCACCAGTCCGTATGCTCCCCCGATCTTTTTGTTGCGGAACTGCCCGCACCACTGCACGGAATCCTCCACCCACTTGATCTGCGTGTCGTTTGACTGCTCATAGCAGGTGCAGAAGGTTTTGTACCCTCTCGTGGTCTGTCCATCAGAGCCAAGCACCGGGATATACATCGTGCCGCCTATTGGCCATTTCTTCTCAGGCCGGATGTCGTCTTTGAAAGCCTTTGCAAAAAGATCCGGCTGGCGGTCGTTCTTTGCAAAGTCAAAAAGCACCACAATCATCTGATTTCCGTTCTTGCTCTCCTTCTCTGCCACCTGCTTTATAATCAGGTGATGTCCTCCCAGCAGCGGAGCCTCATAATCTCCGGACGCGCGCGTCTCTTCATATCCCTGTGGTTTAAGCATTAACTGTCTCCTCCTTTTTCTCTGTGATCTTGTCCATTTCGTAGTAACTTCTTATAGCCTCATCGACTGCCAAAAGGTCGTTGTCGATACGCTCACTTTCAAACATCCCGATCGGGGACTTGCTGACAGCTCCGTCCGCTGCTTGCGTGACAAACTCGTGGCTGCCATTTTCTGACACGCAGCGCAGGACGATAGTAAACATCCCCTCGACGTTGACTTTCTCATCTAGCAGTTTACCGATGGTCTTAGGCCGTGTATTGCCCGCCTCGTCTGTGTCCTCGTGCATGATCACGTACACAATTTTGTCTTTCTGCACTTTGGTGGAGATAAATTGTATCAATCCCCAGAAGTTATCAGCCACTTTGTTATAGAAGGTAAACACCGCGTTCCCGCCTCCGGCGTTGGAATGACCGTTCATAAACTGGTTTGTAATAAGATATCCGGCGTCGTCAATCACGATGGATTTCTGTTTTGCCTGATAGATACTCTTCATCACAGTCCGATAGTCGTCTGTAACAGCTTCCGGGATTTTCCCCTTGAACGGCAGCGGCTTGTTAAGCACCTTAACAATACAAAAGTCCTTCCCTACGCAGTTCCGTAGGCTCGTGCTTTTCCCAGAACCACTCTTACCGATGATCAACACAGGCAGAGCCATGCTTACTCCTCCCTTCTGTCGTATACGACATGCTTTGCCGCCTCCAGAATGAGAGTGCTTGCAATGCGGGACATCGGCAGCCCAGTCTCGTTGCAGATGTCCACCAGTGTGTTGTATGCCTCAATCGACACGCGCGGCTTTGTGATACTATGATCTGTCGCATACCTCCATGTTTTCGCCGGGAAGCGAATTTCAAATCTCTCCATCCTGACCTCCTTCAACCTTTTTGTTCTCGCAGCTATCAATAGCCTCCTTAAAAGCTCTTATAACCTCCTGCTTCGGCATGTACTCACCTGCGCAGTAGTCGGCCAAAGCTTCACGCAGAGCTAATGCCTTCAGCTCATCAAAGCTCATCTCAACCTCGTAAGTACCCTTCATGTCTTCTCCTTATCTGATGCGCAGGCTCTCGCCCTGCTCAAGATGTGCAAAGTTGTACACCGCTCCACCCTTTAAAGCCTCCTTGATACTCGCAGTGTCGATCTTCGGTTCCTGCTGGATGAGGAAGTCTTCAGGCACGCTCTCCGGAGCGTCAACGACAACGCGCGGCGGGTTCTTCGCAATGCTGAAAGAAAACAGCGTTGTCTTAAACTTCCGCTTTCCGGTGGTTTCCATGGATGCCTGAAGGGCTTCCTTCATGCGTTCAATGTTGGCTTCAAGGCTTCTCTTCCTTTCACTCATGCGGGAAATCTGACCCTTTAAACCCTCAACATCTGACTGCAATTTTGCGATCACACTGGCATAGCCGTCTGCCTTGTCCTCGATCTCCCCGTCAAGGCCCTCCATTGTGTCCCGAAGTACACCCAAATCGGTGTCCGGGTCAGACGCGAGGTCAAGGAGCTGCATATACTTCCCCGTCAGCTCGTACAAAGTGCTACTTTTCATTGCTTTCCTTTCCGGCTATCGGTATAATGTGGATAGCCTTTCAAATGATTGGTTAATAGTTACTTAGATCAGCGCCCCTCGCTCGCCAAAGGTCGGGGCGTTTTTCTTTTCTCCGTTTCCGCAGAGCTCAAGGCACATCTGCCATGTGGGCGGTGTCTTTCGCAGCTCCTCTCTGGCTTCCTTTGCCTCTCTGATCTTCTTGAACTCGTACTTGAGCCCAAGCCGGACGAAATTCCAGACGTGCTCGTCGTGCATCGTCGGGAACAACTTTCGCATCTTACTCATGCGTCCCCTCTTCTTCGAGCATATTCTCTGCAAACTTGACGTATCTTTCGTACATCTTCCCTGACCTTTCCGAATCCTTGTAAGCCTTTTCAATCAGCTCCGCGGAAGTGCCAAGGAAACAGCCGACAGACCACATTCCCGTTACTTTATTGAAAAAGAAGTCTCTATAGCTCGACCACGAATTTTTAAAAACAAAATTAACGGTAGATGTCAGCTTAAAAGCTTCTTTGTACCAAAATGTAACCCACGCATTGCCGTCCACCTGCGCATCGCCGTACACCAGCGCATTGCCACGCACCCACGCATTGCCGGATACCCACGCATTGCCGTCCACCTGCGCATTGCCGTCCACCTGCGCATTGCCGTCCACCTGCGCATTGCCACGCACCCGCGCATTGCCACGCACCTGCGCATTGCCGGATACCCGCGCATTGCCACGCACCCACGCATTGCCGGATACCCGCGCATTGCCGTCCACCTGCGCATTGCCGGATACCCACGCATTGCCGTCCACCCGCGTATTGCCGGATACCCACGCATTGCCGTCCACCTGCGCATTGCCGTCCACCTGCGCATTGCCGTCCACCTGCGCATTGCCGAATACCCACGCATTGCCGGATTCATCAAGATTGTTTTCGCTTTCAATCCATCCGCCGATTTCTCCAGCGTTCACAGTTCCAAAACTGATCAGCGCCCTAATCCGATGAAAAACAACTGTTTCCCCGAATAGAACTTCCGTCTTGGTTTCCCCTGTAAACTCATACTTTTTATTCATGTTCTTACCTCACGCAAGCAGGCAAAAGCCGATAGCCATCACAATGATGATGAATCCCAACAGCAGGTTCATATCCTTCGCGTCCCGCAACTCGTGTCTGAGCCTCCGCGTTTCCCTGTCAAGGCAGCTGTCGATGTCTGCCACAGGGATAAACCTTACAATGTTTTTCATGATGTTCTCCTCACAAAGTCAATCTCATATCCCGCTGCTTCTGCTATCAGAGCGATAGTCAGAAAGTCCAGCGTTCCGAGTGTCTTTTCTCTACCCTTACGGGAAAGTGTTTCTTTACCGAGCCCCAGCTTTTCGCAGAGCTCAGACTTGGACAGTGCTTTGCGCTGCATGGCCTCTGTCACCTTTCCGTTAATCCGAATGCTCCAGTCTTCAGCCGGGCCGATTCGCGGCATTGGTGGCCTCCTTTCTCACTTCATCAATCCGTTGATAAAGCAACTTTTGTGCAACCCGGAGTCACAAGCATATTGCTTGCATCGCTCTTAGAGTTCAATCGTGATTTTTTGAAATCTGTGGTTTACGATCTTCTTCAGCAAATCGAGTCATCCAATACTTAAACTCGATGCAACTCGATTCTGAATTTCTATGCTGGCCTTGAACCTTTGATTCGAGGTCAGCTACTCTTTTTTCAAGCTGCTCATACCGCTTTTTAGATATCCACATCTTTCTTCCTTCCTGGCAATCTCAAATTACCTACGACGGAACAAATGGTTGATACCATCAAAGAAATGACTGAAAAGCTTTCTACGATTCAGGATAATTAACACTCCCGGTTTCATCTCCAAAGGCCGCCGCTCTTTAATGGCGGTCTTTTTGTTGTTGTTGTGCGCCTTCATATTGTCTCCTCCTCACTTCATCAGCTCTTCGATAGATGCGCCTTGCTATCAAGATGTCCACGAGGCTTCAGGATATCAATCAGCGTCTGATTTATCTTCGTCTGTGTCTCAAGCGCCTGAGCAGTCAACCCCATCTGGTACTGAAGCTTTTTCTGATTCCGAATCCGGTCTGCAAGAATCAGAGCCCCCAGAACAATAATCCATGCCTTTATTTTCAAGATATCCCTTCCCTCCTTCCTGTGTGGTTTGTCCTAATGTCTCATATCGTGACATTTTTAAGTAAAAAAAAGCTTTTGCACCGTTGTTTTAAAGTATTCCGCCAGTCGAATCTTGATATCGTCCCGCGGAACCCTTTCCTCAGTTTCATACATCGCCAGTGCAGAACGGCTTATTCCAATGGCAGAAGCTACTGTTTCAAGGGTTTTGTTCCCTCTCAGTTTCTTTAGACGCTCCCCATAACCTTCCAAAATTATCACCTTCTTTCTTTTGTCACATTTCGTTGCAAATGAATCATAGCACCTGCAATTCCTGTTGTCAACAACCTGTGACATTTTTTTCTTGATTTTTTCACGAATCGTGATACTATCTAATTAAGAAAGAGGTGAGCCATGGGAGATTTCAATAATGTATTTAAAAGCCTAAGAATAGCTAGTGGCCTTACTCAGGAAGAGTTGGCACAAAAATTACACATTTCTAGAAGTCGAGTAGGAATGTACGAGACTGGTGCAAGGCAACCAGATTATGAAACACTCGAAGCCATTGCTGATTTTTTCAATGTTGACATGGACTATTTGCTCGGAAGGAGCACCAAAACAACAGTCATCCCAAATACCGGCTACTACTTCAATCCGGAGACTGCCGAAGTAGCACAAAAAGTATTTGAAAATAAAGAATTAAGATTATTATTTGACGCAGCGAAAGATTCCTCTCCAGAAGATATACGCACCATACATCAAATGCTTCTTGCCTTAAAGAGGAAAGAAAAAAATGAATGAAGTATACGTTCACTTATTAGACTTTAAAACCACGCAGCAAGCAGAGGCTATCACTAAAAATGAAGATTCGAGCTATTCTATTTTTTTGAACAGTCGTTTATCTTCACTTATGCTAAAAGATGCTTACGAACATGCGCTAAAGCATATACAGTCCGGGGATTTTGAAAAAGATGATGTTCAGGAAATAGAATTGGAAGCGCACATAGACGGTTAAGGAGAATGTTTTAATGACTTCAAGATTTAAAGAAAAGTTAGATTTTATCCGTAATGCTTGTGTAAAATATTTCAAAGCGCCTATTGAAGCAGGTCTTTCTATTTGGCAGATTTTATCCATCTTGTTTTTGCTAGCAACTCTTTCAGCAATTTGCGCATGGACATTTGATTCACTGAGAATTGCACCAATTTCTTTAGCCATTGCAATTGCTCTGTGGGGAATTAAAAGAAAAAATAAAAAGATCAAAGAATGCGCTGGCATTGCATCTAGTACTCTCACACAAACTCCAAGTGAAGAGTTGAAGATCAACAACGCCTCGCACCCTCGTTTGAACTTAGAAGATTTGCCTGAAATCAAATTTACCAACATTACAAAACTCACGAATCTTGAAATGGTTAAAAACTTTGTTGCTGTTGACGTGGAAACAACAGGCTTGAACCCTAGCAAAAATAGAATTGTAGAAATCGCAGCTGTTCGTTTTGAAAACTGGAAGCCTGCAAAAGAGTTACATACATATATTAACCCACAGTGTAAAATTCCGCAAAAAACTATAGCTATTCATGGCATTACAAACGAACAAGTTCAAGATGCGCCTTGTTTCGAAAACATAGTTGATAGCTTATCGGATTTTATCGGAGAGCTCCCTATTGTTGGTCACAATTTGATTTTTGACTTAAAATTCTTATTTTGTTCGGGATATGATTTTACTGAAATAAAAAAACGAAAATACTACGACACTTTGACCCTCGCCAGTCGTGTACTAATAAAAGAAGGCTCACAGCGTTGGAACGTGCAAGAAGGAATCTATGAAGATATAGAGGACGATGGTGATGTGGAAGATTATAAACTAACAACGCTGTGTGATTATTATGGTATTCGAGACAATAAAAACGCGCATAGCGCATCCTCTGACAGCCACGCAGCAGGTTTGTTATTCAAACACTTAATAGACGACAAGATGTGTTGAAAAAGTAAAAAACCGCCCAGGTGCTACCAACACCAGGGCGGAATGAAACTGATAATCCGAAGATGATCAGCCCGAACAAGCTCATAGTATCATCTTCGGGGCATCCTGTCAAAAGGGTGTTCTTTTTGTACCCAAAAAGGAGGATACTATGGCAAGAAAAGCAAAAGGTCAGCTCCCGTCCGGAAACATCCGCATCCAAAAAGTTGTTTCCGTGAGTCCAGACGGGAAGCGAAAATTTAAGTCTTTTACAGGGCGCACACGCGCCGAAGCGGAGTATTTATACTCTCGATGGCTACTTAATTGTCCGGAAGAAAAGAAGCGCTCTCTGACGCTCTCAGAGGCTGTCAGGAGGTATATTGATGCGAAAGAGGATGTCCTCTCTCCGTCTACTATCGTAGGGTATGGGAGAATACTGCATCAGTATGTCTCCGGAGCGGTGATTGGACAAGCCGATCTTAGCAGCATTAGCACCAAAGATATGCAACTATGGATCAGCGATCTCTCGGGACGCGGCTTATCACCTAAAACAGTGCGCAATGCTTATATGCTTGTAAAATCTTCCATTTTGCTTTTTAATCCCGACTACAGAGACTCAGTCACGCTGCCGGCAAAAAAAAGACAGGACACCTACTGCCCGTCCGACCAAGATATCAAGCAGTTGCTGTCAGTCATCACGGATAAGGAGCTGGAGATCGCCGTACTGCTCGCCGCTTTTGGTCCGCTCCGTAGATCAGAGATTTGTGCGCTCGAATCGTCAGATATCAACGGGAACGCTATCACTGTAAGCAAGGCATGCGTAGTTAATTCTTTTGGAGACTGGATCGTCAAGCAACCTAAGACCTATGGGAGTTACAGGAAAATTGAAATGCCTACGTTTGTAATCGAAAAAATGAAAGGAATTAATGGCAGAATTATTGCCTGCACGCCGCAAGCACTCTCAGGTCGCTTCCGCAAAGCGCTTCGCGCCTCTAGCTGCCCGCATTTCCGCTTCCACGATCTCCGGCACTATTCCGCCTCCATTATGCACGCGATTGGAATTCCAGATCAGTATATCATGCAGCGCGGCGGATGGATCTCAGACAACGTTATGAAAAGGGTCTACCGCAATATCATTGACACTGAGCAGGAGCGGCAGACAAAAAAAATAACTGGTCATTTCGAGCAGATAATAATTTGATCTGTCACACGTGTGACAAATGCACCATTTCGATGTACTTTTTTCCGGTTTCTGTGATCCGTTTTCAGTAAACAAAAAACCCCGGAAACCGCATGTTTACTGAGGAAACAGCGTATTTCCGAGGTTTTATAAAAGCGGAGAGCATGGGATTCGAACCCACGCACCGGTCACCCGGCCTAACGCATTTCGAGTGCGCCCCCTTGAACCGCTTGGGTAACTCTCCAAAGCCTGCCTGCGCATTCCCTTCCGGCGGCAAGCGCTGTCTATTATAGCAGAAACCTTATGCTTTGTCACGAACAAATTGCTGTTCCTTCTCTTCTCCCCTGCCTCCTCTTTTTCCCCGCCTCCTCTTTTTCCCCGCCTCCTCTTTTTCCCCGCCTCCTCTTTTTCCCCGCCTCCTCTTCTCCTCTTCTTCTGCTTTCTCCCCCTCTCGAAAAAATTCTTGCCTTTTTTTCATTAATCAAGTAAAATTTTTTCGCCGGGAATCCGTTTGATCCGGAAGAGCCTCCGCCTGACATAAGGAGGGTCTTAAACTACCACTCTGTTCTTTTCAGCAAAAAGCCACAACCACAAAGGCAGCGGCTTTTTTTCATGTGAAAATCTGTTGCTTCCGTGGTTTCAGCTGAAAAAATAACCAAAAAAGGAGAGATCTATGAACCGAATGCGAAAATGGAACAAGAGAACCGCTCTGCTGTTTGCCGCGGCCCTTTCTCTTTCCGCAGTGCAGTCCTTGACAGCACAGGCTGCCGAACGGGAACTGCGGTCGGTCAACGTAAACATTGGAAACGATCTGGGAATTCAAAACCCGGAGAAGCCGCAAGATGGCCCCTGGGAAGGAGACCGGATTCTGTTCGGACAGCAAAGAGCCAATGCCATCCCGTTTCGCGTCCTGGACAAAAAGACCACGGACTTCGGCGGAACCACCATGTTCTTAGACTGTGACATTATACTTGAGGATAAAAAATTCAACGAACTTCGTGCAACCCCCAGCAACGTGTGGAAGGATAGTTCGCTTCGGCGTTATCTGAATAATGAGGAGATTGGTCTTTTAAGTACCTTTCAACCGGAGGAGCAGGCTGCCGTCCACCTGAGTAAGGACCCCTCCTCCCATGCCCAGTGGCCTGAGACATGGAATGGTCTGAGCTACGGCAGGCTCTCCGACGCAGGAGATAAGCTCTTTCTCCTCGACGCCAGAGAGGCTCAGCATCCGGCATACGGCTACTCACAGACGAGTGACCCTGTCAAAGATCGAGAAAAAACGTACGACGAAGATCACATCCATAGATTCTGGCTGCGTTCTCCAAGGACGGGTAGTACTGAGAAAGTTGGTGTGGTGGATGAACAAGGATTAGTTTATGAGCACGGTTCCAATAACCCTGGGGCCGGGATCAGCCCCGCCTTCAACCTGAAGCTTGAGTCCGTACTCTTTGCCCAGCTGCTTAACAACCCCCACCAGGATTTTTCTGAAACGGTCACTCCCACGGGCGAGCACAACGCATGGACCCTGACACTTCGCACCGACAACGGCGGCTTCACGGCAAGACGCACGAATCCTGCTGAAATTATTTCAGCGGCGGCAGGGGGAACCATCCATCTCTCCCTCTCCGGCAGAGGCACAATGCAGTATGCAAACCAGGTTTCCGCCATGCTGCTTGATCAAAACCAAACGGTGCTTTTCTACGGAAAAATAGCCAATCCTGATGACCATGAAGCGGAGGTTATCATTCCCCATGGGCTGAGGGACGGCGCATCCTACACGCTCCGGGTGTTCCTTGAGGAAGCGCGCCCTGAACACACCAGCTACGCCGGAAACATTCAGGAAATTCCCTTCATTGTGGGACGCGCCGACACGCCGCCTGCCAACACGCACACCGTTCGCTTCGACTTAAACGGACACGGCGGAATTGCGCCGTCAGACCTAACCGCTGCCTCCGGCGCAGCCATCGCAGCGCCTGCAGCTCCAACCGATGCGTCCTATGACTTCGGCGGATGGTACCGGGATGCAGCGTGCAGAAATGCCTGGAACTTTGCAAACGACCGCGTCACACAGGACATGACCCTCTACGCAAAGTGGACCTTGAAGGGCTCTCTTCCCTCGGGCTGCTATCGGATCCGCTTCGATGCAAACGGCGGAACCGTGGAACCTGCCGAGATGACAACCGGAACCGACGGAAAGCTCTCCCATCTCCCTGTTCCGACCCGCAGCGGCTATTTGTTTGAGGGGTGGTTCACCGCAGCGCAGGGCGGAACGGAAATCAAGCGGCAGCACACCTTCGGTGCGAACAAGACTGTGTACGCCCATTGGTCCAAAGTTTCCGGCGGACATTCCGGCGGGCACTCCGGCGGCCGTTCCGGCGGCTCCTCCGGCGGACAGAGGGCTGCGAACAGCAATCCTATCGGCTCCCGGAACAGCGGCAGCTGGATTCAGGATGCAAAGGGCTTCTGGTTCCGCTACAGCAACGGCTCCTATCCGAAGAACGAATGGAAGATGCTTCCCTACAGCGGCGGCACCGCATGGTACGCCTTCGATGAAGCCGGCTACCTCCGCACCGGTTGGTTTTCCGCCGGCGGACGTTGGTACTACCTGAGCGAAGCAAAGGGTGCGGAGCTGGGAAAAATGATGACCGGCTGGAAACAGCTCAGCAACGGTAAGTGGTACTACCTGGAGCCGGTGGGAACTCCATCCCATCCGCAAGGAGCAATGTATGCAGGCGAAATGACGCCGGACGGCTACCGTGTCGATGCCAGCGGCGCCTGGATCCACTGA